AGCCACTCCGTAACCTTGGTGATAATCTTCCATACGGCGTCCGCCTTGTTAGTGCCGAACTTAAATGCTACCAGAACACCATCTGTAAGCCACTCCGTAACCTTGGTGATAATCTTCCATACGGCGTTCGCCTTGTCAGTGCCGAACTTAAATGCTACCAGAACACCATCTGTAAGCCACTCCGTAACCTTGGTGATAATCTTCCATACGGCGTTCGCCTTGTCAGTGCCGAACTTAAATGCTACCAGAACACCATCTGTAAGCCACTCCGTAACCTTGGTGATAATCTTCCATACGGCGTTCGCCTTGTCAGTGCCGAACTTAAATGCGATTTCAATACCCTCTGAAATCCAATCCGCCACCTTGGTGATAGTCTCCCAGACGGCGTTCGCTACATTCGTGGTGAACTTGAATGCAGCCTGTACCCCATTGGCGATCCAATCCGCCACCTTGGTGATAGTCTCCCAGACGGCGTTCGCTACATTCGTGGTGAACTTGAATGCAGCCTGTACCCCATTGGCGATCCAGTCCGTAACCTTGGTGATAGTCTCCCAGACGGCGTTCGCTACATTCGTGGTGAACTTGAATGCAGCCTGTACCCCATTGGCGATCCAGTCCGTAACCTTGGTGATAGTCTCCCACGCGTTACCGGCGAGGTCTTTCGTCAGCTTTAGGGCGGCATTAACAGCCGTTTTGCCACTCTCCCACCACCCTAATACTGTCTCGACGATCTTATCGATCACGCCCTTCGTGAAGTTAATTGCGATGCCGATTCCTGTCGCTGCGAGGCCAACCCAGTCCTTAATCGTATCTATCAGGGACCAGAACGTACCCGTAAGAAAATTGATGGTAATACCGAAGGCCGCAGGGATAAGCTCGGTGAAGAACGCATTGAAATTGGCTTTCAGCTCGTCGCTAATAATGGACTTAAGGAAGTTGGGGATGGTCTCGGTGAATGCCTTCTTGAGGAACGGTAGGACGGTGTCGCTAATGTAATCCATTAACTTCCCCCAGTCCTCTTGCAACTCCTTGCTAAACAGCAGGTCCTTGATATTGAAGTTCAGCAAGTCCTCTACGGCCTGCTGTAAGGTCGTCTTTACCTTATCGAGAACCGTCGTTGCGCCCTCACCCGCGGCGATAATCCTCTGCATACCAGTCTCGTAGGAGCCCAGCCAGCCGACGAGGTCTTCAAGGGGCCGGATATTGCCCAGCATCGCCTCGCCGATGGCCTTTGAGGCTTGCTCTACTGATACGCCCGTAGCCTGAACCAGGGCCAGGGCGGCCTCTACGTCGTCGATGCCGGTAGTGGCATCCTTCGATGTGTTGAGAATGATTCCAAACGCCTTCTCGGCATCCTTGGCAGTCTTGGCGTACGCATCCCCAATAGTAGCAAATTGAGGCTTTGCCGCCTCGAAGGACTGCTTAGCTATAGGCCCCATGCTTGCGACGACGAGGTTGGTATGAGCAGATACCTTCTGGAGTTCGCGGTGCACGTCAATAATGGCCTTTATCGAGAAGACACCCGCGACGGCGCCGACCCCGATAGCGGCAAGGGCGCTACTGAATCCCTTGAGGCCAGTCGTTACACCAGCGAAGCCCCGCTTCGTAGTCGTCAGGCTACTATCAAGCTCCTTGAAGCCCGCCTTGGCCTGTTTCGTATCTGCACTAACCTTTAGCTCTACGTCAGCCATTCCCCACCATCGTTATATCCGCGAGGTCCTTATCGGTAATACCACCCTTGCCACCGTTAGACTCCGGTGTGTGCCGCCCGAGGGCTAGCACTTGCGATAGGCGTAAAATCTCGGTGCTCTCCGCGAGGAATTGCCCCGGCGATAAATGCCACTTCTGGCACATCCCCTCTATTAACTCGGCCCGCTCTAGCTCCCAGGGTTTAGTGAACTCGCTCCCGTCGGCGTTAGTGGCACCGGGTCCGAAGTGCTTCCATTGGGCGAGTCGACTTCTAAAGGGACGGATACCTCGGCCACCATCCCCATCCACGCCTTTATTAGGAAAAGGCTGAAGCGCAAGATAGACCCCGTTCGAAAGCCCTCTACCGTCGCCGGGATCGGTTCTCCGTCGTCGTCGAGGAGGTTCCACCCGATCAGGACGTGCTCGGCGAAGGTAGCAAGTAGAACGGCGATCTGGGACTGTTCGCCGCCTTCGGCCGCCTGACCCAGCCCGATGAGGTCCAGGTATAGGGCGTTCGATACGTCAAGCTGTACCTCGACCTTCGCGCCCACCCACTCCGTATCGTCAAAGTTGAGGTCCGCCGTCTTACGCTGGAGCGTATATCCCCTCTCAGATGTCAACGTAGCCCCTCCATTTACCTGTTTCCGGGGTCGGAGGCCCCGGCACGTAGCCGAGGCCCTACCCTTCGCTTTAGGCCCAGGTCGGTACCGTTGTGCTATTGAGCAGGCCCGGCGCCGTATACGTCAGTTCGCCGGTAGCCGACCGAGCTAGCGCGTAGTCGGTGAAGATAGTCTCGTTCGGGAGGGTCTGCCCCGAGTGGACGAGCGTCACCGTACGCGTTACCGACGAAGACGACACCGTCTTGAACACGTCGTGGCTCAGGTTCGACGCATCGTTGAAGGTCCCCACGATCGTGATGGTGAAGTCAGCGAGCAGAAGCAGCCGCTCCATACCGCTTGAGTTGATCCCCGTCACGTCCTGAACGCCCCGAGGGACGCCCCAGTCGACCGTCTGGATATCGTTCGAGATGCTCCGGGCCGTTCCGCCGCTGTCGTCGACAGCGCAAGTCAAGCCTAGCCCTGCTTCCTTGGCCATGTTGTTCTCCTATCCGCGCTTGCGCGCCTCCTGTAGTCGATACGCACTCTCGTTAAACTCCCCCATGAAGTCCGGGAAGTCCATTACCCTCGGCTGCGTGCCCACCTTGTGTAGGAAGATCGGCTCGCGCTCGATCGGTAGCAGGTGCTCGTTAAAACACTGCTGGCCAGGTGGGAATGCGAAGGTCACGATTCCGACCTCCTCCTTTGTGGTGAAGTGGAGAATGGACCGTCCCTCGCGGGTCCTCATGGGATTCATCGCGTTACGGATATATAGGTCCTTGTCCGATCCGATCGGCACCACGACCTCGAAGCCCATGATGTGTCGCGGACATGCAACCTCGTCACATCGAGCCCGCCGCCAGTAGTCCTTGCCCCACGGCCTCGTGGCGCGGTAGCGATCCAGCTTAGGCGTACGCCGTGTCGTCAACAGACTCACCCCTTCTGATCCCGACCGCGAAGACGGCGGTGCTAAAGCTTCCCGAGGTGGTCACGCGCAGGTATCGATCCACGGTACCGGCGACGGTCAGCCGCTCCGTTGTTCTGCCTGTTGCGTTGGTGAACGCCTTCAGCGTCGCCCAGGTCGAATTGTTGGCACTGTCCTCTACCGTGATCGTTACCGTACCCGACGCAAGGCTCATTACCTGGAGGAATACGGCGGCGCCGGATGCACTCGAGGCGGAATTGTCCACGCTCGTAGTCGAGGCCCCCGACGAATGGCTAACCTTCCCAGCGGTGAGCAGGTCGCCCCATTCCAGCGGAACGAGGTTAGCTAGGCACTGCACGGTCAGCGAGAGCGCCCCGTCCTGGGTACGGCTGCCGTCGTAATTGATCTGCTTCGAGACGAGGTGGGCCATCACGTCGCCTCGGGTCGTACTCTGCGCGTAGAAGGCCAGTACGTCGGTAGTGAGCAGCGGACTCAGGGCCGGGTGGGACTGAAGGCTCGCATCATTAAACCAGCTTTTGAAGTCCATCAGGCCGTCTCCGTGCGTCAGTAGCCGTTCAATCGCCGAACTGGATAGCCCGGTCAAGTCCTGGACGCCGCGCGGCGAGGAGATCTGATCCAGGGCGCTAACGTCGCCTGAAAGGTCGTATCCACCGATATAAAACTGCCCCCCAAGGCCGCCCTTTTTGGCCATCTACTTAACCTCCTTCAGGAAGCCCCGTTCCACGTAGTCGCCAGGGATGCCCTCGAACGTATCACCCTCGTAAAACAGGACCGGACCATCATGGCTATCCATCGTGATAACCGGCATGCCCTCGGGGACTCCGCGTGGATTCAGGACCTTGTACTTCCCATGCTTAGGCTTGGCCATGTTGTACTCCTACAACGCCGCGGTCGCCGAGTCGTCTACGATCAGCGGCAACATGATGTCCGCTACCCGGAACAGGATGCCGCTCTGGTCGAGGTGACCATATTCCGTTGCCACCGACTGCCCGTACTGACCGCCTACGTCGATATTGCGGATGTTGGCCCCGAGGTCCGCGTCCTCCACGAGGTCCTGCTTGATATTCGATACAGCGTTGGCTAGCCCTAGCTCCATACCCTCGACGGGCTCCTGGAGCATCTGGTAATAGCAGCGCAACATCACCAGGTGCAGTTCGATAGTCCCGCCGTTCAGCGAGAGGGCCGCTACGAAGTCGCGGAGCATGTAGATCGCGACGAATATCTTGTCGGTGTCCGCCTCGGGCGGCACCACTGGCTCGCCGATCACCACAGCGTGGGCGTACCGTCCCGCCGACACATGGCTGGCTACCTGTTTCAGTGTTGCGGTTACATCGAACGCCATCTAGCGCGCCTTGAGGTCGTTAATGAGCTTGTTTGTATGGGCACGGAGCGCCGTCTTCTTCTTCTCGTTTAGCCATTGATCGGTACGGCGGAACATCGCGTAGCCCCGGAACCGGGTGCGCCCGATAGCCCCGACCTCAAGCCACGGCCCGTAGATCACCCCGCTATCGTGGAGTCGCCCTACCCGGCCATGTACCTCACCGTGAATGTTCCGCCGGTAGTGCCCCTTCGATGCCTTTCCGCGCCCGGCCTGTGAGACGGTCAGGAACACGCCCCCAGGACGCATCCGGGCCAACCCGTGCAGCCTGGCAAGCCCCAGGTCGACAAGCTCCCGCACCATACCGGCCGCCGCCCTCTCAACGATCTTCGGTCCGCGGAGTAGCAGGGGGCTCTTGATCTTCATGGAGACCCGCGTGGCCACTAGCTGTCGGCCTCCACTAGCTCGTATCTCTTGAATATCTTCCCAATGGCGCCCGTTGTCAGTACGTGAATCTCCACGTTAATGATAGCCGTCTGGGTTGGTTGCCAATCGAAGGAGATTCGAGCTACCTCGTTGGCATCCAGCCCCAACGCTTCGCATAGCTCGGTACCTACCTGGCCCACTTCAACGGCCATTAGATCACTCCTGACCGCGGCCGAATGTAAAGGGCCATCCACGTCTTTATGAGGTCGGTTAGTTCGTTGCCCCTTAGCTCCTGTGCCGAATCCCCGACGCCTACCGTACGGGCGAAGTTGGCATTCTCCTGGACAATCTTAGACAGGGCCAGTGCCAGGCACCACTCCCGGATGTTGAACGCGGGCTCGTACTTCGAGATAGCCGTGGCGTCGGCGTGGGTCGCCGCCGTGGTCCCGTTGACGCCGCGCTCGATCGTCAGTGTTCGGTTGATGTTGACCGCCGTATCGTCCGCGTGGGTGGCTACCTTCGTCCCGTTGTAGGCCCGGATCACGTCAACGTCGTTCGTGCGGACCGCCTTGACGTACATCTGCTCAGAGTCCAGCCGGATAACCTCACCCCGGAGAACGCCGTGGCTAGCATCCAGCGTGATCGTATCGTCGTCTAGGGTCGCCACGATCGTCGCGTCGTTGACCACGACGGACCCCAGGGCTGCGAAGTCACGCTCGGACACGAATATCTGCTCGCTCTCGATCAGCAGGGTGTCCCCTACGTCGATCAAGGAAGCGTCGGAACAGACGCCCTCAGTCGCCGTGGCGTCAGAAGACAGGCCGCTTGAGACGGTACCGGTGGACTTCGTATCGTTGCTGTAGCCCCACGACCCGAGCACGCTGATAGATCGCTGCGGGGTATCACCAGACTGGAAGGCCGCCGAAGAGGATATATCTATCTCGATGCGGTCCTTCGGATCGACGTTATTGGGCTCGGTGAAGTAGTCGGTTGAGGCGATCGTGGTCGGGCTAGCGTTCTGGGCCTCGGACTTCAGGGTGGTCACCGCGAGGAGGTCCTGGTCCACCCAGAGCACCGTGCGGCGCCCGATCTGGTAGGGCGGCCAGCGGTAAAGGCGGGTTTCCGTCTTCGGGATGAAGAAGCGGCGCGTAGCCCGGTCTATGTCCCGGCTGGCAGCCTCGATGATGTCGTCGACCTTGCGGTCGCTATCCTGGCCCTTGATGCCAGCAGCAGCCTTCACGCGTTCGCGTGAGACGTACCAGTTTGCCATTGCCTCCCCTGCTTTCCAGTTCGGCTATCGGCGGGTTATTCAGTTGTTGCGTTTACGCTACCTAGGCCACCTGAAGTCCCCGAGCGGGCAGTTACGCCGCCCGTCCGGGTGAATGTCCAGAGGGTCCCCGTGACGAGGACAGGCGACGGGTGGCTCGGCGCGTTCACGCTCCGCCTCGCGCCTGTTCTCGTCCAGATACTCCTTTAACTGCTCCCAGGGCATTAGTCCGGCTTGATCGTCAGGGTAACCCGGTACTTCTCGCCCGAGGTCGGGGTATGGGCCGCAGAGCGCACTACCAGGACGCCGAACAGAGAGTCATCCCCGGCCGCGCAGACGAAGGGGATCGGCATTTTGAGGTCCGCGGATACCAGAGTGGCCTCCGAGGGACCCCCCAGGTCCTCCAGGGCCGCCCAGTCGATCTTCCCCTGGTAGTTGTCGCTCTCGGTTGCGTATACGGGGTTGGTGTTCGCCGCGTTGTCGTCGAGGTTCCCTGTCGGTGCGACATTGGTTAGATACATTGTCAGCACCGGCACCTTGGCCGTCTCGTCGCAGAGAACTACAGCCTTGGTGATCTTTCCACTCCCGCCGGGGGTGGGGACTACGGCATCGAAGTCCCAGTGTGTGCCCGCGGACGTGCTCTCCGAGATAACGTCCTCGTTGGTGTAGGCCGTAGTGTCGGCCGGGCGAGTCTTCTCGACCGATACTTCGATCTGTGCCCCGAGGACGCTTTTGTTCTTCATCGTCATGGGAGGCTAGCTCCTACTGCGTCTTGCTCGCCGCTTGGGCGGCTCTGGCCCCCTTGGCTCCCTAAGCGGCTTGGCCTCGACGACCGATGGGGTCATGGGCGCGTAGCAAACGTCGCACCTACGCGCCTGGCGCTCGGTCTCCCACCCGCACGCTTCGCACTGGTTCATATACACAACCTCTAGCTGGAGGTTGCGGGGATGATCCCGCCCTGGCCACCGGCCGCACCGTCGTTGCCGAAGGTGCCGCCCGCGTGGATGAAGAACTTGTCCCCGATGGTCCCTACCAGCGTGGCCTCGGTAACCGCAGCTTCGGCTGGGGTATTGAAGCCCCCGGCTACCATCCCGCCCTCGCAGCCATCCACCAACTGGAACGGCTCGGCTCCCGAGAGCAACTGAACGCCGCGGCAGTTGACCACCCATACGTTCTTACCGGCGGTTGTTCGGTTGTGGATAATCGCCGTCTCGAAATTCCCGTAGAACTCGCAGTCCTCCACCAGGATGTTCTCGGAGTCGATGAAGAACAGGAACCCGGTGTCCACAGCCCCATCGCTCCCCGCAGGGTCGGTAGGCTGGAGGGCTGTGCAGCGCCGGATCGTGAGGTCGTCGAACGTGGTCGCCAGGTTGATGAACCCGAGGGCTTCTTTGGCCGACGAAGTCACGAAGTCGCAGTCCTCGATCAACACATTCCCGACGTTGATGTCGAGGAAGTTGACCAGGTCGTTTATGTCGCAGACCATGCGGAAGTTGCTTATCACCGTGTTGGCCGCGCTGATAAGGATGTCGGCCGTGGTATCGGTCCCGAAGGTCAGTGTCGGCTTGGCGGTACCGAAGCCCAGCCCTCGGATGCTGATGCCCGCAACGTCGCAGGTCCAGCGGGCGGAGTTCGTCAGCGTCTCCGTGTAGCCGGGCATGACGAAGATAGTGTCGCCCTGGTTAGCCGTACACTGGCCAATCGCGAAGTCCACCGTGGCAAAGGGATCGTCGGGTGTAAGGCCGTGGCCCGCCGTATCCGTCCCGCCGGTCATTACGAAGAAGACGTTGCCGGTGAAGACGTGGGTATCCACCAGAGTCGCCGTCAGCGCCCCGCGCTGCTTGGTGTAGAACAGGCCGCTACGCTGGCCTACGAGGGTGGGAAGTGCCATCTACGTATCTCCTTTGCTTTTCGGGGTTGGTTACCCTTGTTGCTACTTGCTCACAGGTGGACGCTTTACGCGCTTGTCCCGAGGTGGCCCCTTTATCACTCTGCTACCGCTACCGGCTCTCTCTCGGCGACTCCCCTCATCCGGTTGCCGAACGTAGTCACCGCGGCGTCGTCGCCCTTCTCGGCGGCGAGGTCCGAAAACGCCCTTGCATCGCCCTCGTCCTTCAAGGGGCATCCGCAGCGGGTGCAGTTGTCCGGCAGCCCGATAGGCTTGTTCTTCTCGTCCCGTATCTGGTGGGCCATCGAACAGTGAGGGCAGTCCGCCACGGTCACCGTGTCCCCGCTGATGTTGGGCATATTCTCTTTAAGTTCCATTGCTTTCCCCTCCCTAGAATGGTTAGGACGCTGTCGCAGAGCTTGCAGTACAGGGATTGCGGAGTCCCGTCGTGGTGGGGGCTCCACCTAGCCTCGCACCGCCCACAGTGCAATACGCCCTCCTCGTCGAAACTGGCCGGGGTGAGGCGCCCACTAAGGGGCAGGTCCCCCCGGTATCGTGCCTTCCGTAGCTCCATCCACCACCCGATTTCCTCGGGCCACTCGCCGGTAGCCTCCCGCCATACGAGGGCCTTCGCCTTGACCCGGCAAAGCTCCTCGGGTGTCAGGAACTCGAAGCTGGGGTGCCAGAACGGGACCTCCAGGATGTCCTCGCGGAGGGCAAGCTCGTGGAACTTGTCCCACCACTCCTGCGGGATCATGCCCGGAGGCACCTCCCGCTTGTTCGCCCGGATTTGCGGCTCTAGCACCCAGCCCATTTTTGCTTTTACCCCTATGTCGGCTGGACGTAGACCTTCGAGCCGGTCGTTGCCGCGCCCTGAAGCTCCTTCTGCGGGTAAGCCGACCCGTACACCACCTGGCTCGCCATCACGTCGTCGACGCCGGTGTTGCCATCCTCGCCCACGGTGGAGCGGACGGTCACGTCGGCGCCCTCTACGTCTAGCTGCTCGGCTCGCGCCTCCATGATTACGAAGTCGCCGTCCGCGTCGACCGGATTGTCGGTGTCATAGTTGCCACCCGACGCGTCGGTCGTAAGCTCGCCCGAGCCTGTACCGGACGTGTCCTGCGCCGCTTCCAGGCGGCACTGGTCCAGATCGTCTGAGCTATCCCAGGTACCTAGCTCGACGTAGGTGCAAACACGGACGGCGCTTTTTAGGGTTCGCCATGCCGTGCTCGCCGTGGTGCCCCCGACATCGGTGCCGCTCGGGCTCACGATGTCGAAGACCGCATGCTCCGAAAGCCTATTGCTCATGTCGTCTCTCCTATTGCTCAGGTCCCAGCTAATCGCTGGTCCTCACTAGGCTCGGGTTGCTACCGACAGGAACGGGGTCAGGGTATTAGAACCGTTCCGAGGCGTCAGAGCCGAGTCGATCCACGGGCGCCCATCCACACGCTGGATGAAGCGGAAGTCGGTCTCGTCTGTGCTGAAGCGGACGTGCTCGCTGGAAGCCATCTCCAACTGCATCCGGTCACCGATCAGGTAGTAAGACGGGTCGACCAGGTACACGTCACCCGCAGTCCCCAGAGTCTCGGCCTTCTCGGTGTAAACCACCGGTCGCCCCAGAAGCATCGGGGTAGGCGCGCCAGTGATCCCGCCAGCCGGGAAGTACATCGGGGCGCCGCCAGTGCCAACCGACAGGCTCATCGTGTAAAGCTGCGGTTGTACGTCCGGGTTCACGAGCCAGATGCTCCGCATAATCGAAGAAGGAAGCATCCGGGCGAACATCTTGATGATGTTCTCCACGACGAGCGTAGTTGCCGCCTGGCCCGTCTCTTTGCCCACGGACACCAGCGCGTCAGCATTCTTGATGCCGAGGGGCTGCCCGCCGCCGATCCCGGCGATAAAGGCGTCGTCCTCAAAGTACGCCAGCGCCTCCGCGAACAGCGTGTTAAGCAGGGGCTCCAGGGTGATCGCGCTATCCCGCAGAAGTTCGTTGCTGATCCGGGTCCCGCCGACCAGCTTCTTAGCCGTCAGGACCGCCTGGGCAAACGTCGGCTCGCTCTGGGTAATGGTACCCGACTCAGGTATCCAGTAGGCCGTCACGCCGCCGTAGACGTTGCTGGCGTGGGTGGTGTCCCGGATGGTAGGGATACGAGTCGTCAGAGTAGCCATTGGGAGTACCCTGGCGCGGGGCCGTATGGCCGCCGCCTCAAGGGACATCCGCAGTAGCTCGGCGCGGAACTCCTCGGGTACGAGGAACCCGCCCTGGTCGCCCTGGCTCTCGCCGAGTACCTTCACCCTGGCGTCTAGCCCCTGCCTCGTAATGTGAGGGGAGATCGCCCTTGCGAAGTCGATGAAGTCCTCGAACTCGCCCGCGTCCATGCCCGCCCCAGTACCGTTAGCGGCGATCTGGCGGGCCTCTTTGCGTGTCAGCTCAAGGTGCTTATAGATGGCCATACGGTCGGATCGCGTAAGGCCCTGCTTGCCCGCGGCGCTCGGGTCCATAGGCACCCGCTTGACGGCCTCGGGCATGATGGTCTCGTTCGCGTCGTAGAACTCTTTGAGGCCATTCGCCACGCCCTCGGCGATCTGCTTATCGATATCGGGGTCGTGTTTGCGGTGGAGGGCGGCGTATTCCTCCATAAAGGATCGAAACTTCGCCTGGTCCTCCGGGTCCGTGCTCATAGCCCACTTAGCGACATGACCGCCGCTTAGCGCCTCCTCAAGCTCCTCAGAGGTCCGAGGTATTGCCTTAGTGACCATTTGATATTCCTCCTAATGGACGCCGTTAAGGGCTTCGCGTATTACGTCGGCTGCATCCGGCGCCATCGGGTGCCCTTCCACCCCTAAGCGCCGGTCGAGGGCTTCGTCAAGGCGTTGCATAACTGCAATGTGGAACACATCGGCGAACGCCCGCAGCATGTCCTCGGTGACGCCGATGTCGATTTCAGGGACCTCCCGGAAGGCCGTCAGTTCGGCCTGTAGGCGCTCCAAGCCGCGTTGAAGCTGTGCCTCGGTGAGCGCCAGGTCGCCAGACGAGGTAGCGCCTTCAAGTAGAGCATCGTGCTCCAGGGTCTCCACGTACTCGCGGAGGCCGGGGTGGACACCGGCGAAGCCCTTGGCTAACTGTAGCGCCTCAGGGTTCGACGGGATGGTCACCTGGGAGATTTCGAGGAGTTCCTGGCCCTTGAACTCGTAGTTGGGCCACCAGTCGGAGGAGTCCTCCAGCTTGACGGCCTTCTCCATGTCGGGAACGAACCCGACGGAGTAGGCGGCCTTCCCACGCTTTGCAAGCTCCCAGCCCCAATCAGCCTCCTGGTTCCCAGCGTCCTTGTAGTAGGTAGCGACGCCCTTCAGTTCCTTGGCCTGCCTGTCGACGGACACCGAAAGCTCCCCGATCTGGTTCGTGAGGCCCCGATAGTTGTGCGAGGAGAGGAGGACATTATGGGTGCGGAAGGTCTTGAGGTCCCAGAAGCTCTGACGGATGATGTCGCCGTCGCGGTCCTTCGCCTCGGTGGAGAAGACCGCGGAGACGGTGCCCTTGTCCTCGTCGAGGACCTTCGTGGTGGCGGTGACGAACTTGACGCGCCGGTGCTGGGGATCAGGGATAGGCAGAAGGAACCTGCTCAGGTCCATAGTCCCCTGGGCAGGCCCGGTATCGTCTATATCGACTCGAGGATCGACGCCAGGGATGCCTTCGCCGCCGCTCTTAGCCATGTCGCCTCCTGTTGGGCAACAAAAAAGCGCCCAACCTGTACGTTCCGGTCAACGTACGAGTCGGGCGCTCAAGCGCCGGGAGGGAGGGTGATATGCCCCTGCCTACCTAGCGGGCCACACGGTCGGGAGCATCGGGCGTCTAGCGCACTGGCCCCCGAAAGGGTTCTATATATTGGTTACGCTAATAGGATAACCACAACACTTAGGGGGTTGTCAAGCCTACTCTATGACGTATCTCTCCGCTTTGCACCGGCGGCACCAGTGCTTCGAGCCCTTCGGTACATCCTTGGCCAGCAGAGCGTTGCAGTCGGAGCATCGGAACTCGGGTACGACTCGCGCGATAGGCTTGCCGCAGCCTAGACAATGGGTGAGGCCATTCCGGGCCGCAATCCGGTTTAGGTAGCCACACGGGCATTCCATAATCTGGATGGTTCCGCGCGACTCCTCGACCGCCTGCGCTGCCTCGTCTCCGATCCCCTCCAGCGGGTCGATGTCCGAGACCGGCGCCGTCCGATAGGTGTTCGCGCAGCGACAGTTGGGATGCTGCGGGATGGTGGAGCGCCCGGAGGGGAATGGGTCTCCTACCTTTATCCACCCCGCAGCCTCGTTGGCCCGGCACTCCACTGAGACTAGTTCATCTGCCTGCGTCACCCACTGCTTCTCGTCCTGGTCCTGGATGATCGCCGCCTGCATGGCCCCCTCCCCGAGTGCCGTGGCCG